TAACTTGTGAACTATTCAGACCAGAAGATGAGATTATTGATACTGGTATTGAGGATATTGATGATACAGTTGATGTAGACTTTAACCTCCGCACTCTTACTTTGGTTGCTGCAGGAAGTACTGCGACAGCAATTGCAGGAGTTGTAACCACTGGTGGTATCAATCAATTTGTTATAACCGATAGAGGTGAAAGATACACAGCTGCACCTAATGTAGCAATTTCATCTTCTCCAACTATAGGTGGTCAAGCGGTTGGTATTGCAACTCTTCTCGATGGAATTATTAATTGTGATGGATCTGAAATAGGTTCTAAGGTACAAGGAATCTATGTACAAAATCCAGGTATTGGATATACCGATAATCCTGGAATTGTTATATTAAGTAGCAACACTGATGGTGTGGGAGCTGCTGCAAGTACTAGAATTAGTGATAATGTGGTTGGTGTTGTTACTATTACCGATGGTGGTTCTGGATACACCACTGCACCTTCTGTAACTATTAGTGGACCTGGTATTGGAACTACTGCATCTGCTATTGCGGTTGTAAGTTCTGCTGGAACTATTTCCAATGTTTACATGTCTTATGCTGGTGCTGGTTATACTGTCGCACCTACAATTACCATTGGAACTCCTTATATGGCAGGAACAGGAGACTTTATAGATAATGAAACTGTAACTGGATCTCAG